CAACTCCTGTTGTCTGATAACACTGGCAAACTGATGCTCAATACCCAGCATGGTTAGTGGTGGTGTGTCTTCCTTTAGATGGGTGGCTAGGTTGTAGGTGACCAACACATCTCGTTCACAGTAGTTACGCATGTCGTCACTATATGTGTCGAAGGCTCCATCCTCCTCGCCGAAGTTATCCTTGGTTACACCCAGTCTCCAACCCCATGCCTTCAACGAATGGCTACCGTTTAACTCCCGTGGGAAGTTGTTGAGCTTGGCATCGTCGGTACGGATGTCGCTGTACATGGCACGACTGGTGACCAACGTATCCAACACCCTGCTTCTGGGTCGCCACTTGTACACCTCGTACAATGCAGGTAGGTCGAAGCCTATGACGTTGTGACCACAGATGTAGCCGGCTTGGTCCAGTTGCTCCAACCCCTGCTTGATGGAGTCAGTGCTGTACGTCACCATCTTCTTGTTGCTGGGGTTGTAGATACTCAGGCAGTGGACGGTGGTCAGGCCAGCTAGCGTGGCGAAGTCGTCGATTGGGTTAGTCTCTATGTCGAAGTAGAGTGTTATGTCTTTCATTATGTTATCGTTTCCTTTAGTTCGTCTTGTGATGCTGCGTAGGACAGAGTGTTCCTCCCGAAGTCCCGCAGCCTTATTTCCCTTAGCAATTCATCTGCATCCATAAACCCCCTGAAGTGGTAGTTTGGAAACACACCTGTCATCAGTGCGTACACATCACACGAAGATACCTTCTTCCACTTGGTGGCGAGGAGATGTCCTTCGGGTCTGTCGGTGGTCTTCACATCAATCCTTAACCCGTCAATCACACAGTCACCTGTATCAAATTCCGGTGGTTCCGTTGACAGGTCTGGGTAGACGTTGAACAGTTTGCAGAAAGCCAACTCACCACCCATACCTATGATGTCGCAGTGGTAACCATCAGTGTATCCAATGAAACACTTGGGCTTTCCTGCTGCACGACAGTTGTCGTACCGTTGCTTCGCCGTGGTCTTCACCAGTCGTTGCTCCACCTCGTTCAAGGATATGGGTGTGTTCTTTGCTACACTCATATAAACAGATGACGCTGAACCTTCTTCCAGTATATTCTGGTTGCTTGTTTCTTGTAGCCGTTAGGTCCACCGTTATGGATACGTGCCAGTTGTTCCCAACTAACGCTGTCAGGTGCATGACGTTTCCAGTACGCCAGCATTACATTCTCTGAATACGGGCGGTACACACACATGCCATACGAACCAAACCGTAGGTCAGGTTGTTCGTCACATGCGTCCTGCCAATATGGATAGGTGATCTGGTACATACCAAGTGCATGTCCGTAGTCACCCACAGCGTATGGGTTGCAGTCGCTTTCAACGATCCGTAATGCCCTGAACAAATCACGCATGGTGCGTGGTACTTCAGAACGGTGCGCTATTTTCGGTAGCGTCAGCGCCTGTAAACATAGTGCTATCTTGCTCATTTAGTCTTCCTGTTGTTGTATCGAAGTGAAGTGTGGTTGCTAGTCCTGTCTCCCCGCTGAAGCGGTTCTTCAAGACCCTCACACGGGTTTCGTTTGCTGACTCTTCAGCCTGTTGATTACGTTCCATGCCAATGACAATGTCAGATAGTTGGGCTATGGCTGCGCTGCCTCTCAGGTGGGCGAGGCTGGTCGCTGCTCCTTCTTCATGCCCTACCCCAGTCGGACGTTTAAGGTGCGAAACAACGACCATGCCACACCCAGTTTCTTCGACGAGTGAACGAAGCCTTGTCATTGTATTATCAATGAGTCGGCGTTCGTCATCCCCGTCAAAGCCTGAAACGACAATGGAAAGATGGTCTAGAAAAATCCAATCACAGCCCATGCCTTTGCACAGGTAGCGTACCTTGGCTAACAGATTGTCACTGTCGCAACTTCCCCAATGGTCATAGGTGTAGAAGCTACCGTTGCCTATGGTCTGGGCAAATGGTTCCTCCAACTTCGTCATGTCTATGTTTTCTTCAAGGTGTAACTGCTGGCCCACATGTAGACCAAGGATGCCAAGAGCGGTACGCCTGACACTTTCTTCAAGAGCGATGTAACCCACCGTCTCTCCCTGCATCAACAGGTGGTAGGCTACCTCCCTTGTTAACAAACTCTTACCTATGCCTGACCCTGCACACACCGTGACCAGTTCACCTCGTCGTAAACCGTGGGTCTTCTCGTTGAGTTTGTCGTAGGGATACGGGATGGACTGCGTGTTCTGTTCCTCCGTCAGTTTGTCCCACAGTTCTTCAGCACCAACGATACCGTCAGGTCTGTAGTCCCTTGCGTTGAAGGTGGCTTCCACTATCTCCTTTGAGCGGTTGGCAACCAGCATGTCGCTGGCATCCTTTAGTGGTAGCTCTGCCAGCTTGGCCTTGCCGGGACTGAGTAGCATGGCACATTCCGCTGCGCTCTTCCTTCCCGGTTCGTCCATGTCGAACATGAAGATCACACTGTCGAACCGTTCCAACCAGTCCAACGCTTGGGCGCAGTGCTTCTTGGCAGAACCAGCGCCATGAGGCACACTGACTACCGCCCACTTGTTTGACCACGCCTGACTAACAGACAGTGCGTCTACTTCCCCTTCGGTAACGATGACCCGTGGTCCACCGTCTCTCCAAAGGTGCTGACCGTACAGCCCAAGTAGTTCACCCTTAACGCTAAAACGCTTTTCGGGATAACGTATCTTCTGTCCTACCAGTTGCCCGTCACGGCTACGGTAGTTGGCTACCTGTACATTCTCACCATTTACCTTGGCGATCTGGTAACCCCATTTCTTACACGTTTCCACCGTCAATCCTCGTCGCCCTATGCTGTTGTATTGTCCATTGGTTATGAAATCATCGTCCATTATTTTCTGTCGTTTTTCCTGTTGGGGTTGTCGTTTTCCATTTCTCTTGTAGGTCATGCAACTAAAGCAGTAGTTGCTGCCGTCATCGTTTACGCAGTTAGCGTCACTGCTCCCGCAAGAGGAACAGTGTATGTGGGTTTCTGTGAAAGCCATGTCTTAGGTATTACTTTGTCGCACCATTTGAATCCTTTTTTGTCACACCAAGCTGCATACGTTGTCTTGCTTCCCTTTCTGATTTTGAGAAAAGGATTCTGAAAGCAGAGACGCACATCCAAATCAGGATGACACTCCCGTACCAGCAGATGCTTACGCCTGTCTTCAACATTCCAAACACCCTTTGCCTCAATGATAATTCCATTAGCTAGAATGAAGTCAGGTAAGTAGTTGGCGGTTTTGCGGTATTCAATTCGCAGGGTTTCAAAGGCGAAGGTGCATCCAGATGTTTCCAACTGACCCGCTACCTTCGCCTCGAAACCGCTACGGAATTTACCAGTGCGTTTAGAAGTTCGCTTCGAGCAACTCTTCTTCTTCGTTTTGGCTTTCCTCATTTAACGTGTTTTCAAACGTCTCTCCATTGTTAACGTATCCACCCTCAACGGCAGTGAAGCCGAAGCTGGATGCTGATTTTTCTCCCGGTGTGTACTCTGCCAGTTCCAATATCTGGACAGCGTTCAGTTCCAATGTGCAACCGAAGCCGATTGCTGCCACGAACCAGAACCGTGGACGACATGCCACCTTGCACTTAGTACCACCACCGACGATTTCATCACGACTGTGTGGGTTGCCTTGGCTGTCGAACAGACCAACATTGAGTTTGTGTTCAGTACCGTCACGACTGATTACCTTGGCCTTGAGTTTGGCCTTGATGATCCAGTCACCATCGCTGTCCTGCATTACAGGGAAGCTGTCTGACTTCTTCAGTTCCTTGCCTTTGGTCTGTACCTCCGTGGCATAGGCTGCGTCATACAGCGGTTGTATCTGTTTCTTGAAGGCATCTGCTTCTGCCTTCGTTACAACAAGACTTACACGGTATTCACCATTCTCGTTGTAGTGTGTGTCGGGTGTGTTGAGCCTTGGATATTTGGCTGTTCCGACAGGTGTAGTTAGGGTTGGCTGCTTTGCCATGATGTTTCCTTTGTTATGCGAAGAAGTAGTCACTGGCTAACACCTCATCTGGATCGAGTGATCCGTATGTGGGTAGCGGTGGTAACTCCTTCTGGGTTTGTTGTGCGACCATGTCACGGAAGTGCAACAGTAGGTCTTCTGAAAAAATCTCTGAGTAGGCGTGACGTAGGATGCCAGCCAACTCCTCACACCGTGGGCTGTGTGTGCCGTAGCTATCGTGAACCATAGCCAGTGAGCGTATGCCCATTGCCTTGGCTTTCTGTGCAGTCAGGTGGACAGCAGTGGCATCAAGGCTGTGGACGAAGTTGGGACTGATGCCGTTGGCTTGTCGTCGCTTGTCGATGTCGTCGGTGTCGTCGTTCCAATCAACCCAACTGATGCGTTCACCCAGCATTGTCTGCACCTTGCGCTTGCGGTGGGTGACGTAGTGTTGCTTGCTAAGAAACCCACAGGGTGATGTCCACGTAACGGGTTTGTTTTCACCACCCAATGCCTTGGCACATTGCTGCAACCACTTCATCACAGCGTCAGCCTTCTGAAGTACCTCGTTCATTGCAGACCAGACAGCTTTACTTAGGTAGTTGGTGGCTACCCACTGCTCAGTCTTGAACACATCGACACGCTGGTGCTTGATAAGTTGTTCCTGATACCACTCGTCGATGTATGACCGACAACTGTAGGGTGTACCACCATATGGCTTAACCATCACCGGACGCTTGGTTGTCTTGCGGGTAATGCCGAAGTCCAGCCAACCTTTGGCTAGGTGGTCACCCTTCTTAGCTGCCTTCTTTAACTTGGTACGGACACGTTCAGCTACTGCTTCGTAAAGGTCAGCGGGAGAGTCGGTGAAGCTTACGTTAGTCGCAGCCCCACCGACTTCATCCCGTGACAATAACGACAGGATTTGTATACCGTTATTACTGGCATCCATTGCACATGGAAGGCGAGTCTTAAACCCACGACCGCCACTTGCCAGCATGTCTCCCCACTCAAAACAAAAGGCAAGGAAGCACCACGGTTTGTCGGCTTCCTGCCACCAATCATTTGTTTGAGGGTCGGAGTAAACAGCATGT